TAGACGGTCATACCTGACCGAGAACAGGACACAATGAAAGTCAAACTCAAATTAGATTTAGCGGACGGCAAACCCGAGCGCGAATTTACAACAAATTTAGCGGTTATATGCGGTTGGGAATATTTAGAAAATAGGCGTGTTTCTGACGGTAAAGGAATCGGCTACAGCGATTTAGTGTGCTGGGCGTTTCTACTTGCAAAAGGCGCAGGCGACAAAGTTCCGAAAACTTGGCGCGAATGGCTTGAACAGAATCCAGATATGCAAGTGACAGCAGTTGATAATACAGACCCAAACCCTACGGGGCTGGAACTTACCGAAGGCAACTAGCAGAACTACTAGTAGCTACAGGGTGGTATCCAGCCCATATCGAGTTTGACACTCGCGACCTGCTCACAGTCATTACGATATTAAATAGTCGTAAGAGGTAATCAATGTCGGTCAGTACAACTATTACAGTCGTCGGAGTTAAAGACACTATTAACGGTTTGCGCAAAATTGACCCACAACTACAAAAAGATTTTAAAGCTCAGGCGACACTAATTGCACAGCCAGCAGTTCAAGCTGGCAGAGATGTTTATACAGCGCTTCCGCTTAGTGGCATGAAATATAAATGGACTCAACGCGATCGCAAACTATTTCCGTTTACAGTTTCCAAAGCAGTTAACGGCGTGAAAATGCGTTTCGATACTCGACGTAACGCGGTAGGCGTGATCTTGATTGAGCAAAAGGACCCAGCTGCAGCGATCTTTGAGACTGCTGGACGCGCTAACGCGAACAGATTAAGTAACTCTCTTGGCTTTGTGGGTCCTGGACGCACCCGACTTATCGGACCTGCAGTGTATAAAGCGCGTAGAGGCGTAGAGAAAGAACTAAAGTCTGCGGTCATGGACGCTATGCGCACAGTGCAGAGAGAACTCTAAATGCTATCTATACCGATTATTGCGGAATTTGACGGGAAAGCGATAGATCGCGCAATTACCCAATTCAAAAATTTAGAAACTAACGGAGAACGAGCTCACTTCGCATTACAGAAAGCAGCGCTACCTGCAGCTGCAGCGCTCGCAGCGGTGACAGGCGCACTCGGACTCGCAACTAAAGCAGCAGCCGAGGACGAACAGCAACAAGTTCTGCTTGCTACAGCGATGACTAATACAGTCCAGGCAACCGACGCGCAAGTTAAAGCCACAGAGGACATGATTTCGTCATTTAGTCGACTGACGGGAACTGCGGACAGTGAACTTCGTCCAGCTTTTGCGTCGTTATTACTTGGTACACGCGACATCGAGGAAGCTACTAAAGCATTAACGATCGCGCAAGACGTTTCAATAGCTACTGGAAAGTCACTTTCGGAAGTTTCTGACGCGCTCGCTAAGGCTTACGGCGGAAACATGAAAGGGCTCCAGGCGTTATCTCCAGAGATTAAAGCGATGATTAAAGAAGGCGCGACATTAGATACGGTCATGACAGTACTTGCAGACAACTTTGCAGGCGCTGCAGCTGCATCAGCAAACACTGCTGCAGGCAAATTTAAAATACTTAAAAACAGCCTGGACGAAACTCAAGAATCAATCGGAGCTGCACTGCTCCCAGTAGTGCTCGCAGTCTTACCAGTGTTACAACGTTTCGCGGACTGGGCACAAAATAACCCGAAAGCGTTTCTAGCTATCGCTGGAGCAATCACAGCAATCTCGACTGCGATTATGGCAGTCAATTTCGCTATGGCATTAAACCCATTCACAGCAATCGCTGCAGGCGTAGCTGCATTAGTTGTCGGCATCGTTTACGCGTACAACAAATTTGAGACATTTCGAGACATCGTTAACGGCGTACTTAATGGATTGATGCAAGGCTTTCAGTATTTTGCTAACACTTGGATTAGTGCAGTGAATCGCATTATTCAAGCCATGAATTTATTGAGCCCATTTAGCGACATTTCAACAATTCCGACGATGAACTTACCGACGATCGGTGGCGGTAGCAGTAGCGGTCCTGCGTCGGTTGGTTCTGGCTTTGCTCGCGAGGGTGGTACAGGTTCAATCGGTGGGATTACTTTGCCAACTATGCCAAGCGTTTCTACTCCCGTGTCGAGTGGTGGTGGCGGTGGTGGTGGTAGTGGTTTCACTCCAGTAGTTAGTGGTGGTGGACCGTATCAAGGACCTAGCGCGATACCTGGCTTCATGGGTGGTAACGCTGAACGTATTGCTAATCGTGGCGACATCACAATTAACGTCACTGGAGGACTAGCGACATCAGCAGAGATCGGCGAGTCAGTCGTAAACAGTTTGCTTGCCTACCAGCGTGTATCGGGTCCGCTTGATTTAGTGATTGCTAACTAATGCCAGGGGTTGCAGTAGTCGACTCTGGTAACTACTCGCTAGAGATAGATACAGGTTTTTTAATTGACGCGTTTACTTTGGGCTCGGCAACTAGAGGAGTTTTAGGCAGTGCAGATTATGTTCTTGGCGGTACGACCGAGTTTGCAGAGGTTTTAGACGGCGTTAATTCTTTGACGTGTCGACGCGGTAGGCGCGACATGGGCGACCAGTTCGGCGCTGGCTCATTGTCTTTTACAATGTTGGATACAACAGGCGTATTTAATCCACTAAATTCGGATAGTCCATTTTTCGACACTGCTAACGATCAGCCAGGACTCGCACCAATGCGCCGAGTCAGACTTTCACGCTACGACGCGGACGATGTGCAAGAGTATTTATTTGTCGGGCGCGTTGTCAATTTTGACTACAATTTTCAATTAGGCGGTTTGGACACAGTTACGGTATTTTGTGCAGACGATTTTTATTTACTTTCGCAAACCGATTTAGCTTCGTTTAATGTCAGCGAGCAACTTTCCAGCGCTCGACTCAGCGCGGTACTTGACAGACCCGAAATATCGTTTCCAGTCGCCCAGCGCGACATCACGACAGGCACTCAGACTCTCGGCGGTGCAGCTGCTTTCACTGTAGACAACGGGACTAACGCGCTTGCCTACTGCAATCAAATTAATGTTGCGGAGCAGGGTCGATTATTCATGGCACGCGATGGCTATTTGACGTTTCAATCTCGAATTGGAAATACTCTCTCAGCTCCAGTCGCAGACTTCCACGATGACGGCACAAATTTTAGATACAACGGGGTTGGCATAAGTTTTGAAGCGAACGAAGTCGTCAATAGAGCGAGCGTTTCAATACTTGGCGGTAGTCCAGAAGTAGCAGAGGATTTAGCAAGCCAAGCGGTCTATTTCATTCAGACAGAATCAATTACTAACAGTTTGCTTCACTCTGACGGAGCAGCTCTCGCACTTGCTGAATATCTATTAGTGCCTACGCCTACAGCGCGGTATACATCGGTACAAACAGAGTTTTTAATGTTGACCGAAGCTCAACGCGACCTGCTCGCCACAGTCGACATCGGCACGACGATCACAATAGAAAAAACGTTTATAACGTCTGGCACGTCCACGACAGAACTAGCGCAAGAGTTAGCGATTGAAGGCATAGAGCATCGCATAGACGTAAACAGAGGGCACTCAGTCACCTACTGGACCAGTCCTACAACGGTCGTTTATCAATTCGTAATCGGGGACCCGATATACGGGATACTCGGCGCAGACAATGTTTTAGGGTAATCTAAGGAGAATTATGGCAAATACACAGACAACGGTTCCGACATTTGTAGACGGGCAAGTTCTCGGCGCTGAGCGATTGAATCAAAGTGCTGGGACAGGCGTGCCAGTGTTCGCAACCACAGTGACCCGAGATGCAGGTTTCGGCGGTGCAGGCGAGAAGGCGCTGGCTGAGGGTCAGTTATGTTATCTCGAATCCACAAATGTTGTGCAGTATTATGACGGCGCAGCCTGGGCGACTCTCGGACCAGCGCCAGCAGTTTCCAGCGGTTTAACTTTTATTCTTAAACAGACTTTAACGGCAGCAAGTCAACACAATTTAACTAATGTTTTCAGCGCATCTTACGATCATTACATTGTCAGATTCACTAATTTTTCAATTACGGGTGGCAGTCTTGACATGCGATATGGCACATCTGGAACACCTGACACTGGTTCTAATTATTCTAATAACGGCATTTATAACGACAGCGCACAAGTAAGCACAGCATCAAACCAATTTAACGCAAGTTTCAACAGGCTTGTCGGTAACTCATCTGCAAATATGGGCACATTTTTAGAAATATCGTCACCATTTTTGACTCAAAAAACTACTTACACAGTTTCTAATAGCAGTTTAGGCGCTTCTGATATTATTGGTAATTTAATTAGAGGCACAGTCAATACTTCAACAAGTTACACCGATTTAGTTTTGTTTGGTTCTTCAGGCAACATTTCAGGCGTAATTTCTATTTACGGATTAGCAAACAGTTAGGACTATATGACAAGCCCGCAAATAACTATCACTGACGCAATCACAGGCGAAACAATAATTCGAGACATGAACGAAACCGAACTTGCACAACACGAAGCAGATATCGCGCAAGCAAAGAAAGAAGCTGCAGCGAAAACAAAAGCAGAAAAAATAAAAGCAGACACACGGCAAACAATTCTTGACAGGCTCGGAATCACTAACGAAGAACTACTAGCGATTTTGTCATGACATCAAAAAACATTAACAAAGCCAAAAGACAGATAGGCGATCAAACAACTAAAGGCGGTTTGCTTGGCATAATGATTTATGCACTGTCTCGAAACAATGTTGACCCAGTGCTAATCGGATTACTTGTGCCAGTCGCAGCGTCATTCTTGGCGTGGGTTTCAACCAAGATCGGCGACCCAGACCTCGCGTGCATGTTTATACCTGACGATAAGTGAAGCCCTACACAGTTAACGCTGCTCCAGTAGTAGCTAAACCACTGCAAGGAATGGACGCATGGTTAACGCGTGCAGTGTTTCATTCCAATAAGTCCCTCTGGAATAATGGTTCTTGGATTTTAAGAGATGTGCGCGGAAAACCTGGAGTCGTGTCTAACCATTCGAAAGGCTTAGCGGTTGACTTGTCTTATCGTTGGCAATCTCAAAAGAATCGCGGACGACAAGACGGACGCAAAGTATCGCTCGCGTTTATAAACAAATGTTTAGAACACGCCGACACGCTCGGCATCGAGCTAGTAATTGATTATGCGATGAAAAGGTCGTGGCGGTGCGATCGTGCTACATGGAAAGCGTTTACATGCGAGGAGGGAGATTGGTGGCATGTTGAAGTGAACTCTGCTATCGCGCACAGTCCAGAACTCGCGCAACAGGCTTGGAATAGGGTATTTGGGCTAATTCCACAGGTGACGATAAAACCCGTGTAGGGTAGTTCTTGACCGAGAAAGTCGAGGGCACTCATGCACCTAATCATCAAACTAACTATCGCGTTTGCGTTATCTGCAATCGGCTTAGGCGCTTACCAAGTGCCACAACCAAGACCAGACATGTCAAGCACCACGCCAACAGAGAAGCCCTACGAGGCTCTCGGTGGCTTCGGGCAGGCTATGGCGGACATTTACCGTTATGTCCCGTCTACGACGACGACAACGCTTCCAGCGCCCGTATACAAGCATGGCGACTGTTCATGGCTTCCAGCGGTGGCGCTTCAAGCTGGCTGGCAACCTGAGCAGTTGATACAGCTCACCAAATACTCACTTCGAGAGTCAGGCTGTTGTCCTAATCGTATTGGGGGAGACACTGTAGACAAGAATTGCAAAGTGACAGGCGTTGCAGAATGGTCGCACCGATCAGATAGCGGACTACTGCAAATTAACGGAGTTCACTGGAAACCCGACCACGCACAATATGACGGTCTAATTTGTAAACAAATGAAAATATGCACACAAGAACCACTACTAGACCCATTAACAAACTTGCAAGCTGCACGACTGATCTATATTCGAGTCGGCTGGTCCGCGTGGGATAAATGCCACAGCACGAAGTCATGCAAATAAGAACAATAAAACATATGGCATGGTTCATACTTTGCTACATGCTCACGCTAAGAATAGTTTGCATGATATTTTTAGATTAAATTAACCAAACAGAAAAGAGAAAGAAATGACCGAGAACGAATACGACGAGACATTTGATTTACAAATGGAACGCGAACATCAAGAAACATTACGACGCATGCAAGAGTTCCGTCTGATAGGCGAACAGATATCCAAGATGCCAGACACGCCACCAAAAGTTTTAGAGATTGAACTGCGATATCTCATGGGCATTATCAGCGAACTTGAAGCACGAATAAAAGATTTGGAGTCCGAGGTACGCCGATTCGAATTGCTGGTAACGCGTGGAAACTAATCAGAAAACACTATTCGATGCAATACGAGAACGCGACGAAGCAATCGCCCAGATAGCAACCAATACAAGCGACACATTCAAAGACTGCGCACGATCAGCAGTAATAAACGTTGGACGCATGCGCGAACGCTTTACAAGCGATGACGTGTGGAATTGGCTGGAGACGCACAAAAGTATTCAGGCGCACGACAACAGGGCGCTCGGTGCAGTCATGTCAAAACTACATAAAGAACATTTGATAATGCCGACTGGGGATTATGTACCGTCTAAACGTCGCCACATGTCCCCGATACGAGTTTGGTGCTTAATATGAGACGCAGTTACGACCCGCACTACGGCAGTCGAGAGCAGCTCCGAGACTCTGCAGAGCACGGAATGAAAGTCGCAAGAGAACGCGACGCACTCAAATTAGAGAACAAAGAACTACTAGACCAGATAACAGAACTCAAAGCATTAGTTAAATACATAACCGAGGGAGAATAATGAAAACATTTAACGCGGAATTACTGTTAAACAAATACGGGCGCAACGAAAGCGCTACATCATTAGGCGAGATATTCGGAGTCAGCAGAACCACGATCTGCCGATGGCGCAACACGCCGAGTCAAGCATGGATTAGCGCTTACAACGCCGACAAATACGCTTGCAAAATTGGTCTACACCCAGCGAACATCTGGGAGAATTGGTTTAACTCATGATCGACTTTGACGAAGCAAGACACACCAACGATTACTTGATAAGCGAGTTAGTCATAGCGCGGAAAGAAAACGAAGTTTTAACAGAGCACATTGAAACACTCATGAAGCACATTGAAACACTTGCGCAAGACTTGAAGGACAGCAGCAAATTACTTGACGCATTCGTAGCGTATGTGTCATGAGCAAAACAAAACACGAAACCGAGATAAAACAGTGGCAAAAACTTGCAGCCTTATTATTTGATAGTCAGATACATGAACACACTGATCATAAAAAATGGGGGAAAAACAGCACCTATTGTAAAATTTGTGTAAAAACCAGAAGTTTGTATTGGGACATGCAAATGAAACATTTTGCTGACGAACAAGAATATTATGACCAGTTGCGAAGGTGGTCAATTTAATGAACGCATTTAACTTAGGCGATTATGTAGACGTACCGACTCGATTAGCTCAAGCTCTTAAACAGTTTCCAGATTTACGCATACAAGAAACAAAGCCAATAATCGTGACGGTAGACAATCAGCAATATGTAGAGATCAGCTGCACAGTCTGGAGAGACTGCACAGACCTGATGCCGACAGTTGCCTACTGCTGGGAGCCAATACCTGGACGCACGCCATACACAAAAGGCTCAGAGATGATGAACGCCAGCACCAGCTGTCTCGGTCGGGCGCTTGGATTTCT